GGCAGGTTCGGACGCCAGTGAACTGTGGATGGAGATCGACGAGCAAGCCACAAGAACACTAGACAACTGTGCTGACGGCAACTTCGTTAACGACGCCCTGTTCGTCGGTCTGTGCCGAACGGACGCCGAGGACGACACCCTGGACCCGCTGAATTGGCCCAAATCAAATCCGAATATGTTCGAGGTCTACCCTGGTGGCATTCCTGAGTATGCCCAAGCACTGGGGACGCCGAAGCTGAGTTACCTCCAAGAGCAAGCCGACGAGGCGGCACTCGACGATGCGGCGAAGAACCGATTCGACCGTTACCACGCCAATATTCGTGTCTCGTCGCTGTCCAAGGCGATCCAGACACGCTGGCTGGCCAAGTGTCGTGAGCCTATCGACAAGACCCGATGGCGTAAGACGTTCGGCGGAATGGACCTCGCCCGCCACTGGGACTTGGCGGCATTCGTGGAGCTTGGCTGTCTGGATGACGACGACGTCCCGTTCGACGAGCGGCGTTGGGAGATCGTTGTAAATGCGTACACATGCGAGGAGGGTGACATCGACCTTCAGCGTAACCCGTGGCGGACGTGGGTCCAGGATGAGCGGATCACCGTCGAGCAGGGTGACGCCGTTGATCTGGACGACGTTGTGCAGCACATCATCCAGCTCAACAAGGAGATGCGTTTCCGAGAGGTCGCATACGACCCGTTTATCGCCGCACACTCGGCCCAGCAGCTCATGAAGGCCGGTATGGTCATGAGTGAGTTTCACCAGCGTGCGGGAACGTACACAGAGCCGATGCTGAGCTTCATTAACACGATCCGCCAGGGTCGAATTCAGACTGGCGGCTGCGGACTGTTCGAGTGGTCTTGCGGCAACCTCGTCCTGCGTCACGACAGGGATAACAAGGTCATGCCAGACCGCCAGGAAAGCACGGACAAAATCGATATCGTGGTCGCAGCCATCATGGCCTACGGTTCTGCGATGTTCGCGAAGCCTCAGGGACAGTTCCATATTTTCGGCGGCTAATTAAACCTGAAGGCCCGAATTGTCGATCAGTCCCCTGAAAGGTAAACTATAATGTTCCAAGGCTTCAAAAAGATACTCGGCTTCCAGACGACTCAGTCGATTAGCTTGACTGAACTCGCCGACCTGAATACCCACTCCAGTGGGGCAGTCAGTGAGAAGCAGGCACTCGGCATTCCGGCGTTCTGGGCTGCCGTCCGAATCATCTCCGAGGATGTGGCTGGCTGCCCAGTCTCGGTCTACCGCACCAACGAGGAAACTGGTGACCGGCTGGAGCACGCCACCCGTCACCCAGCATACCGACTGGTCCGGTACCAGCCTTCGTCGATGCTGGACAGTTACAGCTTCCTGGCCGCGATGGTCAAGCAAGCCCTGATCCACGGCAACTCGTACGCCCGCATCCACAGAGACAGTCTCCTGCGTCCCCGTGAGATCGAAATGCTCGACCAGGGAACTACGTTCCCCGTCATCGAGGGTCAGGGTATCTCCCGTAAGGTAGTATACACGACGACGCACTACTCGCCCAGCATGGCGATCCGTGCAGAGGACATCATCCACATTCGCGGCCTGTCCAGCGACGGGATTATTGGCCTCTCGCTGGTCGAGGTGCTGAACCAGAACCTTATGGGTTCATACAGCCTTCAGCGGTACCGCACTCGCTTCTTCGAGAGTGGCGGAGCAATCAAAGGCATTCTTCAGTTCCCAGATGAGGTCCACGCCGACCGTGCCGACGAAATCCTTCGCGGCTGGAAGCGGATCACAAGTGGACTAGAAAACAGTCACGCCGTCGCCCTTCTGTCGGGCGGTGCAGAGTACAAGCAGACAACAAGCTCGGCACGCGATGCGATGCTGGTTGAGTCGCAGGCTCTGACGCCAGTTGACATCAGCAACGCCACTGGGGTCCGGCCCCACATGCTCGGCAGCGAAGTTAACTCCAGCTACGGCAGCATGGAGAGCGAAAACCACCAGCATGCCCGCCGAGCAATCGGCCCTTGGCTGGACCGCATCGAGGCAGAGTTCTCCACGAAGCTCCTGACGGAAGCGTCGAGAGTATCCGACGAGTTCCGAGTACGATTCGACAGGACTGAGCTGACGGTTGCCTCGCTCAGCGAGAAAGCAGAAGCTAATTACAAACTGAGGGAAGCCGGAGTTCTAACAGGTAACGAGATTAGGGAGTCAATGAGCCTTCCCGCTCTCCCGGACGCAGACAGCCTTGTGATGCCCGCTAACTGGTCCTCCAAGGAAGAACGAGACGCTGCCCAGGCACTTGCTGAGTCAGCCCAAACACAAGAGGATAACAATGCAAATTCAAATGAAGAAGAATGAGGAAGGGCATGTGCTTGACCTCTTCGGTGATGTCGGCGACCAGTTCGACGGCATTACAACGAAGGCTGTCTCGGAGGTACTCGCTGAGGCCGAAGGAGCCGAAAAGATTCACGTCCGAATTAACTCGCGTGGCGGAGATGTCATCGAGGGACTGGGAATCTACAATCTCCTGAGCCAGAGTGACGCCGAAGTCACTGTCGAGGTCGTCGGAGTCGCAATGTCGGCTGCTTCGCTCATCGCNATGGCTGGTGACACAATCTCCGTCCCAGAGGCTGGCATCGTCATGATCCACGCACCCTGGACAATGGTAGCAGGCAACGCCGCTGACATGATTGAAGCAGCGGCTCACCTTGATATGTATGAAAACCTTATCGTCGATGTTTATGCTTCTCGAACCGGCAGAGGCAGAGACGAGGTAGCGGCACTGGTTGCAGCGGAAACCAACTTCGTTGGTGAAGAGGCAGTTCAGGCCGGATTCGCGACCGAGGTTATCGAGAACAAGCGTCCCGTCCTCAACATGGAGAACGTGGCTAAGTACTCGAACAACGCCGAAGTCAAGAACTTGATTGAAGGGCATGTAACCGAAACCCTAAAGAAAGAGGAGGAGGATTCCAGGAGACTGCAAGAAGAGGCAGAAGCCAAGATGGTTGAAGCCAAGGACAAAATGGTAGCAAGGCTCGACCGATGGCGTGAGCTTAGCGACTAATTACCGTTAGTAGGGTGACTAAGCGGTTGCCCCCAACAACTCAAGAAAAAAGGCATTCAAAATGAAGAAGCGTGAACTTATCGAAGCGCGAGCCGAAGTCGCTGCCCAGATCGAAGGAATCATGGATTCCGTCGAAGGCAACGACTACACGGCTGAGCAGACGGAAACGCTGAACACACTCATGGACCAGTCGGCCCAGCTCAAGAAGACGCTGGACCTGCTCGCTCACAACGAAGAAGTTAAGAGCGACCTCCAGGCTATCTCGGCTGCCGCCAAGTCGGACGGCATCCAGGTTGTGACTGGCGAAGACTACGACCTCGCTTTCTCGGCTTTCGCTAAGCTGACTTCAAGCAGCGACAGCGGACTCCACAACGACGTGAGCAACCAAGAGCGAAGTGCCCTTGAGCGATGCGGCTACGATGCCGACGTTGTTGCTCGCGGAAACGGTAGCTTCAGCTTCCCGATCATGAGTCGGTCGGAAGTCAAGGCTGCTTACGACAAGGCCGTCATGAACCAGAGCCGAAACGTCGGAACTGAAGGCGGACTCTTCATCAGCGAGAGCATGAGCACCAACCTCGAAGTCGCTCTCTTGGCTTACGGCGGAACGCTGGCTGTCGCTGACACCATCGTCACCAACAACGCCAACCCGCTGAGCTGGCCGACGTTCGACGACACTGCTAACAAGGGTCGTCAGATCGGCGAAGCTAAGACTGTCGGAAACGCCGCGAGCCTGAAATTCGGTAAGCAGACTTGGGGAGCTTTCAAGTTCACCTCGGACGCTCTGAAGATCAGCCACGAGTCGCTCCGTGACATCCCGAACCTGACGGCTCGCATCGGCGAAGCCTTCGGTGTTCGTCTCGGTCGCATCCTGAACGAGAAGATGACTGTTGGCGGCGGCGGAGTTACCTGTGAAGGTATCCTGACTGGCTCGCTGGACAGTGGTGTTACGCAGTCCATCGCTACTTGGGATTGGGTGAGCCTGATCGAGCTGGAGCACAGCATCGAGTACGCGATCCGCAACCGAGCTGGTGCCTACATGATGCACGACCAGGTTGCTAAGCAGTACCGTCTGCTGAAAGACGCTGACGGACGACCGATGTGGCAGGACAGCCTCCAGGTCGGTGAGCCAGATCGTCTGCACGGTCGCCCAGTTGTCATCAACCACGAGATGCCGGATGGCACCACGGTTGGCGACAAAGCGGTCCTGTTCGGTGACATGTCTGCCTTCAAAGTGCGACGTGTCGGTGCTATCCGATCTTACCGCCTGTCCGAACTCTACCGTGAGTCGGATCAAGAGGGCTTCGTGGCCTTCGTGGAAGCCGACTCTGGCGTCCTGAACCCTTATTTGTCCGCTACGGAAGGTCCACTCAAGTTTTTGAAGACCGTTTCCTAATCACTGACTGAGCAGCGGGGGCCGGAATGGTCCGGTCCCCTCCTTTAACTTCAAAGCAAGGTAGTTACCAATGCAGAACAATAACCTTCTCACGGAAGTCGTGACGCCAGTGATTGCTTCGGACGCAGTTGCTTCAGGAACGACAAAGATCGAAGCCGCTTCGATTGACCTGGATGCCCACAAGGCTTCTGACGTTTCTTTCCTCGTGCACCTCGGTGCCGTGCTGTCTGGCGGAGTCGTCTCGGTTGGCGTCGAACTGTCTGACGATAACTCGACTTGGGCCGCTCCTAGCGATCCTGTCGATCCTCGTGCGACCGTCACTGACGGTAGCGACAAGTTGCTGGTTGTGGACGTTGCTCGATGCACGAAGCAGTACGTCCGCTGCATCGTCGAGCGAACTGTCGCTGCCAGCGAAGTCAACAGCGTTCTCGCAGTTGTCTCGGCTGAGCGTAAGTACAACAGCGTTTCGGCTGACATCTCGGACGACGTGAAGATTGAGTCACCCGAGTGACCTTAACCCAGGAGGAGTAACCTTACCTCTCCTCTGCGGCTCCCGGCAACGTGTCGGGGGCCGTTTTTTTACGCACATCCAGCTTCTAGATTTTTTTCAAAAAAGCCTAAACATCTCTTGCTGGCTTGCCGATAGTCACTACAATCAAAGGCATGACACGGCAAGCAACTAACCAAGGAGACACAAAAATGGCTTTTACTTTTTCAATCCTGCCTAATCATTATGAAGCCCTTGGTGAAGATGGCCCTTACACGGCTGTTAATTATTTCGTCGAGTGCCGAGACCTGGCCGGTAACACTTGGGTTCATTTCAAGGCTTTTGATTCGGCTTGGGACGCTGACCTGCTGGCTGATAAGATCGCCGATCGCCGACCTGAAGGTTGGACGCCAGATAATGATCATTGGGTTCGCGGTAGAACGGTTTATGGCTCTCAGGCTTATCAGGTTAATGGTGGAGAGCATGGCCTTCAGAAGGCTGATGTTGAAGCCGAGTTCGGCCCTGGTAGTTACGCTGAAGGGCAGCCAGGCCAACTGGCACATTGAGAGGCGAGGCGATTCATCCCCGGCAAAGTGTCGGGGATTTTTTTTATGCAGTGGGAAAAGTCGTTCCGCCGACTCGGATCATCTGGGCGGTAGAGAGTGACCCGCCGGACATCTCGGTGTTCGAGAGCGACCCGGACTTCATCTCGTGCTGACCCAGGGCCTCGGACTTGTGACTGCCCGAGACGGCATCCTCGTTTGCGAACTCAAGGAACTCGCCAGCGTAGGGGCAGAGTCTCGCGGTGAGGCTCATCGCCGCCTGTAGCGTCAGGTCAGGGCCGACGAACGGCAGCC